CTTTGAAATCCATTAACGGATTTTTCTGATTGTTTAATGGAATTACGGAAACTGGATGAATCACCAGTTATTTTATATTCTAGTCTTTCTCTGCTCATAAGGATAATTTGTTAACAAATATAAATATTTTAATACTTACGTTTCTTTCCAGTTTTTTCTATCTTATCCCATTTATCAATTACTTTGTCTAGTTCTTCTTTTGATAATGGTTTTGCTTGAGGCAAACCATCTTTTTTATCTTGTGGCAATTTGAATAATTTTTGAGGTTGTATTCTTTGAGATGTTTTTTGTGCTTTAAGATTTATCATCATAGTAGCAACATATCTAAGTCTTTCCCATTCTAGATTTTGTTGTATCTGATATGATTCAGATAATCTTATATTTTCATTTAAAGTATTCTTCCAAAATGTATTAGGATTTATTCCACATTGACCAATGTAGAAATCAAGTATTAACTCCCAAGCGTCTTTGTCTACTTTTTTTTTTGATTCTTAGAATTTCTTTCTATACCCATATTAAGGTCATTACCTAATATTCTAGATTGTGAAAGTGTATTCATAACTTTGGTAAGTTGCTCTGAATCAAAATCTTCAAGCCAAGAGCCAACGTCATATATAGTATAATCAATAGTGTTTTTTTCTTCTTGGTCATACGATATTAATCCTGAATATACTAATGCTCTAATCGTTGATATGTTTATACCTGAAGTAAAAAATTTATCTAAATCATTTAAACTGATATTTAATGTCTCTGTAAAATGACACCAAAAATTCATAGAAAAATGGAGGGTTCTTTTTTTCCCCCCAATTTCTATTTCTATGTAACCTCTTTTACTATTCATAAAGTAAATCTACAATTTAAAATTGTAAATTAAAAATTATGCGTTAGTACCAATAGTTACGCTACCAGTTGAAGAAAAACTTCCTGAGTAAGTTACAGGTGCTTCACTGTCTGCACCATATTCTATAGATGTTAAAAATCCATCACAAGAATATACAACGTCTCCTGAAAGTGCAGTAGCAAATTTGCAATTCACTTTAGTTCTGTTGTTGATAAATACCATTAATTCTTCAATATTTGTCGTATCATCGTATGCGACAAAGCCGTCAAAACTCATATCCAAACTTCTTACACCTGCAATTAGTTCTCTATAACCACCTGAATCTTTTGAAGTAGCTTCAGGAGTATCTAAAGAATAACTAATTGAAGAAGATGTAGTGTGTCCGATAGTAGTATAAGAACCACTATCTGCGTTTTTAATGCTTAATACAACGGTAGTTCCGTTCATAATCCCAGTTGAAGGCATAGTATTAAAATTTAATTGTTAAACATATAATACTACAAAACTATAGAAACAATATTAAAATTATTTTGAATTATTCTGCTACTTCTAAGGTAATTGAAGTAGGATTTATTTTATCTGCAATTTGATTAGCTAATGAATCTTTATATTCATTAACCTTTTCTTCGCCCATTACAGTTGTAACCCATTCCGTTACCTTTGCATTATCTAAATCAGCAAATGGAACAAAATCTGATATGTCATCGGTTTCTATAACTTGTGTTCCATAAATTCCAGCTGTATAAGGATTTCCCTTGTCATCTTTTACAGAAGACACAGCATTATATCTCCAATGTACATTATATACTACATCTGTATTATCATCTTTTGTTGGATAACAATCTACAGTCCTGCAATCCCATGAATAACTTATTGTGTCTTTTGCCATAATTTTTTAATTTAATTTATACAAATATAGTAAATTTTTAAATTTCTTTTTCCAGTTCTTTAACCCTTGCTTCAAGTTCTTGTATTGATTTTAATAAGATAGGTACTAACTTACTATAATCAACACCTTGCATTTCTTCACCATCTTTTTTACCAGTTACTGCATCAGGTAATATGTCTTGTAGTTCATGTGCCTTTACACCATAACTTCTTTTGTCTTCATCCTTCCATTTAAAATCATACATTTTAATTTTTGATGCTATTTCTAAAGCATTAAAATCTTTATAATCTTCTTTCATTCTATAATCCGAAGACGTTGCATAAGCAGTAGTAGATGAATTATAAGAGATTGAACCACTTGAAGTGCCAGCATTTAAAAAATTCATAACAGTAGAAGTATTAAGAGTTGTCGCCCTTTCATATACAACTTGACAAGCACCGTTACTTGTGTTTGGCACAATAGTCAATGAACCATCTGCTTCTGCTACAGTTCCACCAATTATTAATTTACCATCAGCTAATATTCTTATTTGCTCAGATGCACTTGTAGTTCCTGTAGAAAAAGCCATATCTCCGTTAGATTGAGTTGCTATTTCACCTATTCCTGATAAAGCATCAGAACCATTTATCGTATATTTTCTAAAAATAACTCCAGCCGTCCCAGCACTATTTCTTGAATCTACTGATATTCTTTGGGTTGCACTTGTGCTTTTTACCGATAAAGCATAATCAGGCGAAGTTGTACCTATACCTACTTTACCATCATTTTTAATGGTCATCTGTGTTCTTCTTGTACCATCATCATCCATAGAACCTATATCAAGATTATCACTTTTGCTCATTATAAATTTAATTCTTCGGTCTGCTGTAGCACCACTATGATTCATTATAAACTCACCAAAACTTGTGCCTTCTGTTATAGTTCTTCCAAGAGTACCATATTTCACGTGCAATCCAACACCTGAAAAAGCAACCGAATTTATTGTTCCTGGCGAAGTTGTACCTATTCCAACGCTTCCGTTTGAAACTAATCGTATACGTTCTGAACCTGCTGTGAACCATCTATGATGGTCAGCACCTGAAGCAGTTTTAACCATTTGATAATCGGTTGATACAAAACCACCTGATGAAGTTCTTGTATCTAAAGTGAGATTATTACCACTATTTGAAATACTTGTTATATTATAGGTAGCTGTACTGTCAGAATCTTCCATATAAATAGTGCCACCAGTTGTATCTGATAAATGAAATTTAGCTAAAGGCGAAGTTGTCCCTATTCCAACTTTTCCGTCACTTTTAATTCTTACTTGTTCGGTATTATTTCCATCAACTACAGTTTTAAAAACTAAAGATGCTTGCCTTGTTCCACTTGTAGAAGTCCAAGTTCCTTCAGCTTCACTACCCATCATACCACAGACATACATAGAATTGTCACTTGCTTCCATTCTCAAATCAATCATATTTTGTTGACCAGCTGTAGCGTTTGTAGTTACACCAAATAATGCAACGGATGCTGAGCTTGAAAAAACAGTTAATTTATTAGTTGGATTTGTAGTGCCTATTCCAAAATCACCGTCTGCATCTATCCTAAATTTTTCCACTCCTGAATTATAACCAATAATAGTTCCACTTGCAGCTGATGCCCCTCGTGCAACTATTCCAAATCCAGTATAATAAGTTGATGAACTTCCAGCAACTATTTCAATTGCACTTGAATCTCCTCTTGTACTTATTGATGCTAAAGTACCACTATCATAAGTTCTTGTCCTTCCAGTTGTAAGTGCCGTAGATATTCCAAGATTTGTAACAGTACCACTTGCTAAAGAGCCACCTGATATTTCAAGTTTTGCTGTTCCTGTATCAGTCCCTATTCCTACGTTTCCTGCACTTGTAATTCTTACAGCCTCAGAACCGCCAGCACCTAAAGCAACGTCTTTACCACTACGACCTTTTATTATTAATGTATCTGTATCAGTTCCACTTCCTTCTATTCCACTTGCTGAACCTATATCTGCATAAGCTGTACCACCAGTTTCAAAAGTTATATAAGCACCTAAAGTTGGTGCATCTAATGTCATATATCTACCACCTGAATTAGCATTGATTTCTGTTAACCCATTACTTGCATTAACTTTAAATTTATCAGTTGCTACAGTTAAATCACCTGCAAAATTTGAATTATTACCACTAATTGCTATAGGTGCATCAGTAATTGTGTCTGCATCTGACCACATAACAACATCATTAGCAGTACCACTACCATCAATTGTACTTGTTGCTTCTTCAATTACATTACCACTTGAATCAACTGCTAAGAATTTAGTAGCAGTACCAGTATGTGTACCACTTCCGTAAGTATTTAATTTTAATTTTCCAGCATTAGTTATATTTAAAACTTCTGTTCCTGTAATCGCATCATTTAAAGTCCTTATACTAAACGAAGGTGTATCATCTGTTCCTGCTCTTTGTCCACCAATAGCAACACCATAATTATTAGAAGTTGATGTGCCAAAAAATATATTAGTAAATCCACCTGAATTTGTGGTTGCACTTGGATGTAATCTTAAAAAACAGTCTCTATCAAATTGCGTTGTTACTTGTGCATTTCCAATTTCTAATTTTCCTGTAGGATTTAAAGCCCCAATGCCAACCTGTCCATCTTTATTAATTTTCATTCTTTCAACTGGAGTATTTGCTGACGCTGAAGTATAAAAAGATAAACCTGCATTATTTCCAGTTGTGCTATCTACATAAGCATTTATAGAACAAGCTATGCCACCTGCAGTATCTTCATTGCCAAAAGCCAATCTTGCAAATATGGCATCATCTGTCCAAGTTCCTGCATTTGTAGAATTAATTTTAATTGTCGGAGGCGTTGCACCATCTAATCCTGAAGCCCCCTCAACTTGTAATAATTCATCTGGACTCGTCGTTCCTATGCCTACATTTCCGTTTGCTTTAATCCGCATCGCTTCATCATCATTTGTAGAAATCATTAAATCTGTATTTTCATAATTACAGAGATAAGCATTTTCGTCTCCTGTAATACCAACTATAAATCCATCCCCACTTGTAGCACCAGTTGTGTCATTTGTTACTCTAATATAATTTGAACCTGAACCAGTTGCATGAAGTTGAAGTTTACTTACTGGGCTCGTTCCAATTCCTACATTTCCGTCACTTCCTATGGTCATTCTTGCACCTGCTGATATAGTATCAGTACCACTATTATCTTGTGTAAAGAATTTTATGTTTGTTGGATAATAATTTGACGAGCCAGTATCCCAATTTGCTGACGCATCAAATAATATTTTTGCACCTTGATAAGGGGGTGAGCCACCTGAATCAGAACCCTCTGCACTTATTACACCAATACCATCACCACTTACAATAGATACGTC